TTGAATCGAACCTCTGGCTTCTCGAATGGCAGCACACCGACATCCTCTACCAGTCGCCCAACCTTGACCGTTACCCCTACAACGAGCAGGGGCGACCGGGGCGCATCTCGCGCTACCTGGTCGCGAAGAACAGCAACACCATGTCGCGGCAGGTAAAACGCGCTCTGTTCTCTGAAACCGTGCCTTTCTTCCTGCGGCCAGCAAAGAACACAACGCAGACGATGGCCGATGCCTGGACGGTGCTAATCGGCAAGCTGCTACAGCGCATGAATTTTCAGTATCACGTTGGCTTGCTGATCGACTGCCAATGTCTGCAAGGCACCGGCATAGGCAAAGCATTCTGGGACACGAAAACGGTGCGCCGGAAATACCGCGTGCGAAAGAAAGCGCCGGTCACCATCAATAGCCCGTTCGGGCAAAAGACGATCCCCACGGTGGAGAGTGACGATTTTGAAGTCATCGAGAAAGAAGTACAAGAATCGTGGCCATGCTTCGAGTATCGCAAGCTAGGCACCACACTTTTTGACCCGAAGACTTGCACCCCGAACCGGCCCGATCTAAGCGGCAATTACTGCATCGATCTGGATTATGTGACATTCGCTGATCTGCAACAGATGCGGCAGCTGGAGTGTTATAAAAACATCCCCGATGAGGCCACACTGCGGGCGTTCTTCTTCTCGCGCCCGATCGGTGACGCGCCCTACCCGACCAGCGTAGCGCAGAGCATGAGCAGCGAAGGCAGCGCGGTTACGCACGCGGAATCGACCAGCTCGCAGACTTCCGAAGATCCGTTGCTGAAGCCGCTAATGCTCATCGAGCGGTGGGACTGCGAGAACGTGCAGACCATTCTTTACTACGAAGGCAGGAAACTTTGCATCCGCAATGAGCCGCACGACAACACCTGTATTCACGTCACGGCGAACTGGTGGAACATCGACAACTGCTTAATGGGCATTGGAATTGGACGTAGCACGGGAGCGGACCAACGCATCAACCAGGGCGTTTTGAACGAGTGCCTAAAGATGATCGCGTACCCGATGAATGCGCCGCTGTTGATCGCGACCGGCATGAATGCACCGACCCAGAACGTGATTCACCGCCTGGGCGGATTCTGGCAGATCGAGGGCATGGCCCCTGGTGCGGATCTAAAACGCCAGGTTGGATTTTTAGAAATGCCCGCAGTCCCCGCCGATGCGTGGCACATGCTGGAGCTGTCGTCGCAGAGCGCCGAGGACATCAGCGGCGCGAACGCGGCCTTTATGCAGGGCAACCTACCCGGACCCGGCAGCTCCGCCGCACGCACCGCGACCGGCGCAAGCCGCATTGCGAACAAGGCCGACGAAACGGTTTCAACTCCGGTTGAAGCGGTCTCCGAGGGCGTCATCGTTCGCATGGTGTATTGGCTGATCGACATGATTAAAGAAAATATGCCGCTGTGGGAGATACGCGAGATCCTCACCGAGAAATACTCGAGAGGCATAATCGACAGCCTGTTCGTCAATCAACTTTTAAATTCAGAATTTGAGGTTTTAGTTTTAGCTGGCGAAAAGCTGGCCAAACGGCAGGGGATTCAGCAAGTCATTCCATTTTTTATGCAAATGGTGCAACAGCCGCAGCTCTTGCAGTTCCTTCACGCACGCGGCGACACCATCGACTTCGCCACGATCGTGGATCTACTCATGCAGGTTTCCGAACTGCAACAGCAGCCCGACATCATCCGGCCTCTCACCCCGCAGGAAAAGCAAAGCGTGCAACAGGCCACGGCTGCGCCCATGCAGGCACAGAACCAGGGCAAGCTGCAAGTCGAGCAGACACGCGGACAGAACCGCATCGCGGAGATACACGCGAAATCGCAAGACGACCTTGCAAACACCATCACCGAAAAAGCGATGGAGCGCACCGAGGAAGGCGTCCCGTTAAACCGCGCTATGGCGTTGGCCGAGCGCAAAGGCGATGAGCAAATTCTCGAAGGGGGAATGAATCCATGAACACCGCGATTCTCGAACCTTGCCCAAAAGCTAAAAAAGTAAAAACTATAGTTGCTCGACGTGACGTTTTTAAATTCCGCTGCAAAGTTCTCTGCCCCTACTGCAAGGGCAAAGCTACTGTAATCACCTGTCCCGACTGCGACGGCTGCGGGCTTCGGCCTGGTGGCATTCCCTGCGATCGCTGCGGCACCAGGGGCAAAGTACCGGGCCAGCTCCCTAACGACTGAGAGGTGCAACCATGCCGGGAAGAAATCCTAATTTTTATAAATTTTTCTTTTTATATACGTTCCTTGTCATGGTGCTGGCCTTCCTAGTGCTCTGGTGGCTGTACCACCATCACAAGCCCGCCGATGTGGTCGCGGACTTCGGGGGCCGCACCAGCACGGTGAACATACCGCCCTACTTCTTCGGCAGCGGCGGTGTGGGTTCAACCGTCTCCAGCCAGAGCGGAATCGATAATCTGACCAAGGTTAACTTGCTAGGCAATCGCATCTGGATCAACGTACAAACCATTTTTGCCAATGGCGACACGCCGAACTACAGCGCCTGGGACGGGCAGCTCTCACGGGGCACGCAGAGCGGTTTAAGCCCCATGATTACGATTTATGGCACCCCGCCAAGCCTGGGACCGCAGCCGTGCTCGATGCCGAGCGATGTCAACAAGTGGGCGCAGCTGGCGGCGCAGGCGGTCAAGCACACCGACCAGCTCCACCCCGGATTGAATTACGAACTGTGGAATGAGCCGGACGTAGCCAACGGCAGTTTCTGCCCGCCGTCCGATCCTCTGGGCAACTATCTAAAACTCTATGCGGCCTTGGGACCGGAATTTAGAAAAGCCGCACCCACGGCCAAGCTAGGCGGTCCTACGCTGGCCAGCTCTGCCAACATAGCCACCTGGATACCGCCATTGTTGAGCGGGGCCACCGCGCCCTATGTCGATCTGGTTTCGTGGCATATCTACATCACCGGCACCTGGTTGCTGCCGGGGATGACTTGGGATCAGGCTTACCAGACAACGCAAAACCCAACTGGCGGAGTGGCCTACTACTATCGCCAGCTTGAGCAGACAGTTCGCAAAGGGTCACAGCCCAACGCGGCCACTACGCCAATCCTGGTCAGCGAGTACAACACGAACTATGCGTACCAAATGAACAAAGTGCAAAACGATAACGTGTACGGGCCTTTGTGGAACACGGTAGCGATCGCTGACTTTCTCGATGTGGTAGCGCAAGGCTCGCTGCCGCCTGGTCGAATCGTCTATTTCATGTCCGCAGACAGCCGGGGGTACTTCTGCCTCGAAGGGATACAGGGCGGCGATCCGCTGATGTGCAACCCGCCGAAAGACGGGCAACCGTACAACGCGGCCTATGTGCCCTATCCATCGCTGATGGCCTTTCAGCTGTTCTGCGCGAGCGATTATCTCAACCTGGAAAAATCAGGCTTCAGTGTGGTGGTTCCACCGACAGCGCCAAACGGCTTGCTCACCATCGCGCTATACAGCCCGACAGCAGACACCCTGGTACTCATCAATCCCACGGCCACGGCGGTTAGCGGGCTGCGGGTGAAGATGTCACACTTGGGCATCAAGCCGACACACAGCCAGCTATTCACCCTGGGCAATAACGCGCTGACCAAACAGGATCTGAGGGCCGCGCCCGCTGATAATGCGATCGTGCAAGCGGACGTTCCCGCGTACTCGACTGTGGCTATTGAGATGGCGCAGTAGTAAACTCGCGAGCACTGATTCGTTTTGGACTACAGGGAATTGGAGAACCGGACACCCTTAACCGGGTGTCCGGCACTTTAAAAAAATGCCTGAACACTTCACTAAGGGAACCGTCGCCGCTTCGTTCTGGTGCAAGAAATGCGCCAAGCCGACAATGCACCGCGTAGACACAGGGCGGCGCGGGCCTTGCCTGGTGTGCCTTGCGAAATTAGAGAATGCTGTGGGGACAGCACCCCCGCCGCCAGCTCCCCCGGAGCCGAATTTGTTCGGGGAGTTACATCGCAAGTTCCCCCGTGGCCGCTGGCGGCGGTTATAAAAAAATCTAGAGCTTCTGAGTCTCCAAGATCCGGTTGCACAGATCGATAATCTTCGCGCTTAGATTCGTGCCTTTGTCCTTGGAATAGGCACCGGCAGCGATGCCCAAGGCGAGCAGCAGCAGTTTATAGTCGGTCTCTTCCAGTTCGATCACTCTCATTTCGGCTGGCTCGTCTTCTGCGGTGTTATAGTGCGGGTTCCCTAAGTCTCCCATTTGTGCCCGTTCCTCAGCCCCCGATTCTAAACGTGCTGCTTGTGGCGCATGGTGGTTTTCACCATCAGCAGGGCGTCAGCATGACCGATCAGCGCCAGATCCCGCGTAGTGTAGCGGTACATTTCGCGGTCGAATGGGCCGCCAAAGATCATGGTTTCCCAGAGGATCGGCGGGCCGGTCATCGCGAAGTTGTGATCTAAACCTAAAAATACGGTCGAGATTTTAACTTCTCCCACCTGGTCAAACGCAACCCGGCGATCGCGGGCGCTCTCGTACCACGTCGCCCACTCGATCAGATCGTTGCAAACCACCGGATTGCCGTTCGCATCGAGGATGTATTTGCCGAGCATTCGCCAGCAATTTTACGCTTGCGCGGCAAAACGTCTCATGTTACCGTCGGCTACAGGAGACGATTTTTAAATTTTATGAAATTAGAAAAAATCACAGCGGAAGCGCTGTACAACGTGACCACCGAAGAAGGAAGGAAGGAGTTTTTAAGCCCTGGCTATACGGCGCTGGAGACCTGGGGACTGCGCGGCTGGCTGGCGCGGCGCTTGCTCGAAGTGGAGCGGCAGACGGTACGCTCGCAGCTGGCGGCTATATCGGGGAATGAAAAGCTCGAAGAGTGGAAGCAGAAGCGCCTACACCGCACCATTGACGAGCTGCAAGAGATGTTCCGCACCAAGGGCGAGGATATGAAGGGCTTTGCCGAGTATCGCGAATTTCACTATGGGTTTCGCGTTCGACTCCACGGCTACAAAAAACTCGTTCGCTACCGGCATCGGGTGCGGGGTGTCGAGTGGCGCTCCTTCTCTGACAACGTTCCTGTGGTTCTGGCGTACACTAACGCGATATTGAGGGAAGCGCTTGGCAAGCCAGCTGGAACGGTATCTAACGGGACTGCCCCTGAATGACGAGAACGCGGCTCTGATGGAGGGCCGCGATCCCGCGCTCGAAGCGGAGCCGGAAACGGTTACTCTGGGCGAAACGAAAGCGAATGAGGAACCGCTGACCGATGATGACCGCACCTGGTTGCGGCGGCTCGTACATGAGCCTGGTTTCGGGATTTTTTTGAGATTGCTAAACTCTGCTATCACCAAACGGGAAAAAGGTGTTACATTGCTGTCCTCGCAAGATCCGCTGAATAACAAGGATCGAATCGTCAACGAGTGGGTTTACGTTTCATGTTTCAAAACCGTGATGCGCGACATTCAGCTCATGGTGCAAGAACAAATTAAAAATATAGAAATTTAAGTTTTAAAAACTTGCAGTCCCCCCCAGATCAAATGCGTTGTTCCAAAAGGTTCCCCCGACGGTATGGCACGCACTTGGTTAAATGATGGCAAGCCCGATCCATCGGGCCGACTATGCCTCGAAATCGATCCTGAAGATGGCACGCACCCTTTACGTGTATGGGGCCGAACACGAGAAGAAATTCTCGACAAAGCGGCCAAGACCGTAGAGCACGGCCAGCGCACCATCTCCGAGCTACGCGGACAATTGACCACTCCCCGGCCTGGTGGATCTTCCGAGCCTAACGGCAACGGAACCGCCCGACCAACGGCAGGGGCCGGAACCCCTCCTAAGCCAGCGCCGCTATCGGCGGGTGAGCAAATGGCACTCACCGCCGATCTATCCAATCCGGCCAAGGCCCCTGCCGCACTGACCAAACTTATAGAAAGTCATACAGGCTTCGACTTCAGCTCGTTTGCCAATCAAGAGACGGTGAAGCGTATTGCCGCCATACAAACGGCCTGGTCGATCAACCGGCCAGATTTCCCGAAGCATCCGACCAACTATAAGCTAATGAACGATGCCGCAGTCATTAGGGCGGGGGGATACGAAAATATCACTTCCGACATTCTCGACGCGGTGTTTAACGAGCTGTCCGACCAGGGCCTATTTGTGCCCGAAGAGGACACAGACGCCACATCACCCGACGCGCACCCGGTGGAAACCCCGGTCACTGTACGGCGGCCTAGAGGCGCTGCGAGCTACCGCAGGGCGACCCATGCAAGCCCTGCGCCCGCTCCAGCTTCACAACAGCCGAAGTACACCCGAGCGCAGATCGACGCGATGAGCAGTGCCGAGTACCGAAGAAAACTTGAATCGGAACCCGGCTTTGCTGCGGCTGTCGCTGCGCTCACTGTTGCGCCCGCAAACTAAAAACTCCCGGTTTTTTAGTTTGCGGGGCGTGACCGGAGCACTGCCATGCCGACAGAGAGGCTTACCCGCTGGCTGGTCGATTGGGTTGTTTTCCCGATTCTTCAGCTGATCGTTGCGCTAGGTTCTGCGATCGTCGTTACCTCGCGCTATGCGCTGTCCTGTGCTGCACACCCCGGAGCTGCATTCTGCGACGGGTTTTCCCCTGCGTCGATGACCAGTGGAAATATGCCGCAGGCAGCCTTTTCAACATTCTATAATAAAAATTTTTTAGAAAATTTAAAAGCCAAGCTGATTATGATGCGGATGACAACCAGGCTACCAATGCCTGCCAAGTCTGGTCAAATCTACCGTAATTTTATGTGGCCAGTTTTCCCCGCCAACACCCAGGAGCAGGCGGAGGGTACAGTAGGGACAGGCATCTCGACTACTGCTAACTTCCAAGACTATGTTCTGGGTCAATGGGCTGATTACTTGAACATAAGTGATAAGGCCCTGGTTACTTCGATCAGCGATGACATGATCGCGTTGCGCCGTGAGATGGCCTATCGTCTGGGCCTCTCAGTCGATGACTTGATTATGGCCATCTTCGATTATCTGAGAATTTTAGATCCAAAAACTGCCAACCTCGATGCCACTACCGCCGCGCCCAACTTTACCAAAGCCATGATCGAGCAAGCGCCCTTCAGCTTGCGCGGCCAGAACGTGTCAGAACTTGATACCGGCTACTTCGGCGGGAAGATCCACCCATTTTTCGTAGGCGATTTAGTCGCCCTCGATACGTCGAACAACAGCATTGTGGACATCTGGAAGCACACAGCAGAAGGCCAGATGAAACTCTCCGAGCTGCCCGACCCAGAGGACGGCGACAGCATCCGCATTATTGAGCTGTTTGGCGTTCACTGGATGGCTTCGACTAACTGCACCCAAACCCCCAACTGGAAAGCCACGGGCAACACGGCCATCCGCACCTACTGCGCCGGACGTGACGCTGTAATCACCATCAAGCTCAACCGCGAGAACCGCACGGATGTAGACGATGGCAATTACAAAAACATGAAACTGTGGATGGGTGAGTACCAGATGGGTAACCAAGCTGATCCCCCCGGAGTTATCGGCGGTGGGGTAAGTTACAACGCGATCTTAGCTTTCGGCCCGCCGCCAGATACCACGAGCCGTGCCCGTTGTTGGGATGCAGTACCCCAGACAACCTGACTTTTAACATGCCGCCCGCGTAGGTGTGCCAATGGGTTGCCGTCCCTCCGACACACCTAACGCGAATGCGGCTCTAGAGAGCGCGGGTTTCATGCGGGTGTATAGCAATTTGGGGATTGATTCTCACCCATAAGCCCGCGCCCTCTCATTAGTTTCACTTCTACACCCGAAAGGTTGGCAACTATGCCCAAACCAGCAAAAGAAATTTTGCCCGCCATCCCGCCAGAGTTTCAGCACATGAGCCTGGAAGAGATGCACCGGCTCATTGCCGCCACCGAACTACAATCTAAGATTTTAGATTTAGATAGGGTCAAAGATGACAATGCGCGGCGGCTGGCTCGCAAGGAAGCGGTAGAGAATCACAACCGCCAGATTCAGGCCGATGTAGAGGCGGAGCGCCGCAACATGGAGCTGGCGCAGAGGATCTGCCGCCACCGCCAGGGCGGAAGGCCGCAGAACGTGTACGCGGGCGATGGCAAGCCGTGCATAGTTCGCACACAGATGCTGGACGGCTACACCTGGTTGCTGCAATGCCTGCGCTGCCGGTTGAAAGTCTTTACCCCGCATCCCTCGCTGCGAAAGTCTCACCCCGAGGAATACCAAAAACTAAAAGCCATCTATGACAAGTGGCTGGAGATGTCCCAGGAATCCGGCCTCGATGAGATTCGCGGGCCATCGTTCACGTTTGAACGTGACGGAGTGCCGTTCATTCCCGAGCGAGCATGAAGGGGGCACTATGCCTGCTAAGAAAAAAGCCGCCACCAAAGCGGCCAAACCAGCGAAGAAACGGAGCCGAGCGATGGCAAACAACTACGACGAAGAACAGACGCAGCCGCCAGCACCCCAACCCAAAACCGCCAAACAACCGCCCGTCACGCAGCAGCAGGACGAGACAGACCCGCCGACCGTCGAGCAATTGCAGACGGAGATAGACACGATCTGGGCAACCCTCGATCAGCACGGCATCCGGCCATCGGCACCAGCTCCGCCGCCGACAGGCACGCAATCGGAGCCGGGAGAGTGGGGCGTGTTGGCGCTGCCGATGGACGGGGAGACGGACACCACCGTTGCACTCGAAAACGCGCCCGAATCGGCTGTAGGGGCGGGCACGGTCCTACAGATCGATTCCGAGTACATGACGGTCACCGATGGCAGCGACCCCAACAATCTTGTTGTAGAGCGCGGGACGCCTGCCAGCACCATCACACCGCATCCCGCTAACTCATCGGTGGGCATTGGGGTAACGTTCGCAACCGACCAGGCGGCGGTCGTAGTGTCCGCAGTTTCTAAAAAATAAAAAATGGGAAACTCCACCCAATCGCTGCAAAGTGTCATCGATCACATAACCTCGCAGGGTGTGCCGTCTCCGCTCAATCACCCTGCGGGGTATGGCTCGCAGCTCGCGCTCGACATCGGCAACGATGTGATGAGCGATCTAATCAGCGAGCGCTTTAACTGGAAGTGGAATCGCCAGCTGGCCGATGCGTTCTGGACAAACTCCTGGCAGCAGGATTACCCCTCGCCAGGGCTGAATAACAATATGGCCTGGTTGGAAAATGCCGACCGCATCGACATCAACAACACGTCGAACCCCAAGCCCATATGCCAGATCACCGCACGCAAAGACCTTCCCTTGACCAGCTATTGCCAGGGGCCGATCACGCAAGTGTGTTGGATCTACAACAGCCAAATGAAACTAGGCCCGTGGCCAGGGCCGGGTGTGACTTACTACCCGCTGGTGACAGGCAGCAACCCCGTACAGTTCAACCCGCTGATGGGGATTTATTTTGAGGGGCAGATTCTGACCGTGTGGACGTTCGGCACGACTGGCACAACGCCGCCCGCGCTAGGCCCGAACCCCACAGAAGGGCAGATCGTTCCTGATGGCACGATGAGCTGGATTATCTGCGCTCCGAACTCGAAAGGGTTCCGCGTGTACCCGCTCCCAGGGGCGACCGGGCCAGTGTGGGAGATCATCCCGCGTTATCAGATGCTGCCGCCGACCTTCACCGCGTTTGACCAGATGTTAGATCCGATCCCCGATGACCAGGCGCGAAACTTCCGCAAGGGTTACCGGGCTTATGCTCTCGATGCTTCGCCAGATCCCAAGGACCGGGCACGCTTCCAGCCGGATTATCAGGAATGGATTTCTAGCCTTTTAGAAATTAAAAAATCTGCGGATAAAGAGCTGAATTTCTACGGCCTGGTCCCGGCGAGCTTTCCCGTGGATGCGATTTACCCAGGCTTGAGGAACCCCAGAGACCCATCAACGCCGTACTAAGGTAAGCCGCAATGGTCACGCTGACTGTACAAAATTCGGCAAACTTCGTCCGGCCATATTTAAAAAATCAGCCGATCTATGTTAACGGCCAGGAACCGGGAATCTTCGCGGGCAACCTGGTGCTGCAAACCATCCTCGCGCCGCCGTTTCGCTGGCCATTCAACCGCCGGAGCTTCCAGTTCCCTACTCAGACCGGCCTCACCGATTACCCCGTCCCGATTCCCGATTTCGGTTTCATCGAGACGCAATGGATCAGCGATTCAACCGGGAAAAACTTCGCGCTCAATGGGGCAATATCTCTGGGTAAAGACTCGACGCAGAGCCGCCCGACACTGATAGCGCCGCAGTACAACGACAACCAGGGGACGATAACCTTTCGCGTGAAGAACACGCCGGACGCGGTGTACACCGTAGCGGGCGACTATCAGCGCAGCCCTGGTCTCATCAGCTCCCCGGCCTCGATGTGGGATGTGGTCCCCGATTACTTCGCCCATGTTTACAATCTTGGATTTTTAGCTTTTTTAAGTTTGCTGGTGAATGACTCGCGCTTCCCTGTTTTCGAGCGCTGGTTTCTCGCCCGCATCCTCTCGCTGCAAGACGGCCTCGATGACCAGGCGCGGGATTTGTTCCTGTCCAACTGGATGAACATGACGCGCACGGTTATGCGCTCGCAGGCCGCGACACAACAGGGAACTGCCGGAAGGGGAACCTAAGATGTCCGGGCCTCTGGAAACTGCGGGCGTAGCTCACGAGCCGACACAATACGCGCCGCTGTCGATGGATCGCTACATCACCGGGATGTGGACACAGCGCAGCCCGCTACGTGACGCCGCCGTGCCGTACCTGTATGGCAAGTTCTATGGGGCTTCGCGTTTTGATTCGCTGATTGACGGGCTGAATCGCGAGATTACCGCCAAGCTGACTTTCCAGAGAAGACCAGGGCTGATCGTCTACAACCCGAACCCTTACCCTCCGATGTTTAGTTTTTATAGTTTTAAATTTATTCAAAATAATGTGCAGCAAGTCGTCGTTCTGGGCGATTCCCTATCCCAAGTATGGGACGTGACCGCAGGGCAGCTCGCGAATGTATCGCTTTTCAGCAAGCCAGCGGGCGCGGGGCGCACGCGCTTTCTGGGTGTTGGTACGCAGCTGATAATGACCAACGACCTACAGCAAATGAAGTGGACGCAATCCTCGAAGGTTTGGCAGCCGAACACGCAGTACAACGGCGGCGATTTCATCGTTGACCCGACCGGGAACATTCAAGAGGTCATCAGCAACGCGGCGGCGAGTGTACAGGTGTCAAGCATCCAGGTGATTTCCACGGGCGGCGCATCGCCACACTTCGTATTGCAAGTTAACTGGACGACCCCCTCACCTCAGTGGACCGTAGGCGGAAATGTGCAGTTCGCGGGGATGACGAACTTTGTTCAACTGAATGGGCAGCGGTTGCCCTATGACCCAAACATACCGGCGCAATTCGGACTCCCTCCGCTCGCCAACGGGACATATTTTTTCTTCTATGGTCCCGTAACCGGAGGAGTGGTAAGCGACTCAGGCTTCGGCGGCGGCAGGGCAAGCAATGGGGGAATCAGCGGAAGCGCATCGCCATTATGGGCAGGCACGCCGGGGGGAAGAACAACAGACGGCACGGTGACATGGATGTGTCAGGGGCTAGCGGTACAAAACTTGTCGCTGGCAGGCCCCACAGCCGCGCCGATCCTCAACACGCCATCGAATCTTACCTACTGGCAACCCTTGAGCAGTCCGGCAGCGTGGTATCCGATTTTCGACGCCAACGAAAACATAGAAGTCGTCAGCGGAGTGACTAACTACGGGCGCACCGGCTCGACGCAACCTATATGGTCGTCGAACTTCGAGAGCGTCACGCAGGACGGAAACATAGTTTTCTGGACGAACTGCGGCAACCTGGGGAGCTGGTCGCCCTACACTTACTTTTTTTTAGATTCCGCGATTCTGGACAGCAACGGCAATTTGCAGATATGCAGTACCGGCGCACCCGTGGGCGCACCGCCGACCGTGCCAAGCACCAGCGGCGCGACTGCGCCAGTCTGGGGCACGACAGTAGGCGCGGTAGTGTCTGACGGTGATCTGTTCTGGACGTGTGCAGGCCCTGGCACGGTGCTTTGTACGGGCGGCTTCCAATACGCCTATTCGTATCATTGCGTGGATGGCAGCATAACCACCGCGTCACCGGCAGCGGTTATCCCGAACGGCATCCTGGGGCCAGCTGGCGGCTTCTCCGTGAACGTCATCGGGAACAGTCCGGCAGATCCGCAATGCGATCAAATCTGGATCTGGCGCACCGACCAGGGCGGCGCGGTGATGGTGTTTCGTGCCTCGATCCCCAACCCGATCCCCGGCAATGCAACCAGCTGGACGTTTGTAGACACCGACCCGACCAGCGCCGCGCTCAATCCTTTGATCGCAGCTCCGCTCAATGCCATAGGCGCGAACAATCAACCGCCCGTGGGCGCCACCGCGCCGGAATATCACTTGCAACGTGTCTGGATGATTAGCAACGGCTCGCAAGTGATCTGGAGCGGCGGGCCGGACACGGTTGTAGGCAACGGGCTAACGGCTTTCCCCGGCAATAACGTGATGCAGTTCCCCGAAAAGCTAACGCGCCTGGTCTCATCGGTGACCAACGATGCGTTGCTCTTAGTTTTCGGAACCGCGAACGTGTACGCCATCCTGGGCACCGGCACAGCTGCGGAGCCGTTCTACCCGGTTGTGTACATGAAGAATTTAGGGGTTTTGAACTACGACGCGATAGCAGTTGTCGGTTCTACTTTTTATTTTTTTACAAATAATCAAAAGGGGGCAGAGCTGGACCCTGGCGCTGGCTACGTTGAATATGGTTTCCCGATTGGGGACCAGTTTCAGCAGATGAGCACTGGCGGTTTCGAGGATTCGCTGTTTGATCCAGCGACAACCTATGTCACTTGGCACGAGAAGAAGTCAGGCGATACCGCGCTATATGTTGCGGATGGTTCGGTTGGCTGGTTTAGATACTCGCCGGTTGCGCCGCCTGAGACGGGTTTTCTCTGGTCGCCGTTCGCGGCGATCGTAAGCGGCACCAGCGCCGTGCAAAGCGTGGAAGTGGCCACCGGGCAATGGGAATTGTTAGTAGGCCCCAACAATGCAGGCTCGCGAGACATAAAGGAAATTCAAATCATCATCGGCTTTTCCAGCGACCCCTCAGAGAATCCCCTGGCGACAATCACGCTGACTCTCGATGCGCCGCTGGTCGATACGCTGATTGAGGTAGTCCTCAACGGGCTTACCACCGTGCCCGCACTTAACGGTCAAACGTTTGTTGTCGTGGGCTATTCCGGCAATCGCATCCTGCTTAATCAGGCAAAGAGCTTGCTTAACGAGATAGCGCCCGCCGTCCCCGAAACCGGCACGGTCTCATATTCGGCAGGATCAGGGCCAATCCTGATGCGGGATACTTCGGTGTTCACCGACAACGGCAAGACCTATGGGGAAGGGAATTGCTACGGGGTTTTAGGCAATGTGGTGCTGTGTCAGACCGGCGAAGTCGCGGAGGTCGCGCACATCGAGCTGGATTCGATCCTGACCGGCGATCGGCCTCAAGTGGGAATGCTCTACGACGAGATAGCGGAATCCCCCACAATTTCATTTGACATGCTGGACTACACCAGCGTGGACCCGCCGACCCTCTCCGCATCGGAGACGCTGTACTCCGATCGCTACGTTACCAGCCAGGACGGAGAATGCCCGAAATGCACGCACTGCCAGATCCTGATTAGCTGGCCGGACCAGGCGGTAGGCGACGAGCTGTTGTCGCACGCCATCTACGGCGCGAAGTACGGAGAACGGAAGGAGCAACCCGGATAATGCCAACCCCCGCACAAAGCCGAGCTGTAGACACGTCGAACATGCGCCGTATATCAGCGCCGCTGCCCGTGCAGCCGCCGCCGCAGATGCCGCCCGATCTGCCGCAACATCTAAAACTAAGCCCGGTTTTTATTTCGTCGCTGCCCGCCATGTCTACGGACGTGGACGGCATCACCCGCCAGTTTTACGGCAAAACCATCGTGCCAACGCGGAGGTCGATCCTGCCATGAGCGCCAGCCGCACATTCCATTTTGATCGCTACATGCTGAGGCCGGTTGACGAGACCGATCGCACGTTCGCGATCCATTGGACGCTGGCCGATCCCGACCACAAGGATTTAACCGCGCCGGACTTCTGGCTGGAACAAACCTCGACCCGTGACAGCTACATGCTTCTCGATGCCGAGGGGCGCGTCTTTTTTCTAAAGCTGATTCAAACGGGTGCGGATTCGGTAGACATTCACATCCAATTTGCACCCGAGTACACACGCGAGCAGGCGTTGCGGGTAGGGCGAGCGCTGATGGTAGGGCTGGACTGGCTAGAGGGGAAGTTGCGCGACCACGGGGTTAGTCATCTGGCCTTTGACAGCCACTCTCAGGGCCTGGTCTCGTTTGCCGTGAAAAAACTAAATTTCTCGAAAACTAAAGATTTTAGGTTGGAGAAAGAAATCGGGGTCTGACTATGTGCGGCTCTACTCCACAACAGTCACAGATCGAGACGCAGCAGCAGCAATTCATGTCTGAGGCCATGCAGCAGCAGGAAACATCATGGAGTCAGGATCAAGACATCCTCGCGCAGATGCGAGCCGTATATCAGCCGATCTTTGCCGCAGGGCCGAGCCAGGAGGGATTCTCGCCGGAAGAAAAGGCCAACCTGAATACCCAGGTGACCGACCAGACCGCGCAGAACTACGGGCAGGCCGCGCAAGCGGTGGGCGAACAGCTGGCCGCGCAGGGCGGCGGCAACATCGCGATCCCGAGCGGAGCCACGGCGACGATCAAGGGGCAGCTGGCATCCTCCGCCGCCAGCCAGGAGGCGAGCGAGCGGCTAGGAATCACCCAAGGGTCGTATGAGCAGGGCTATCAGAACTGGCTCAATGCGGCGCAGGGGATGACAAACGCCGCGAAGATGACCGACCCGGTAGGGTTCTCTGGCGCGGCCACCAGCGCCGGGGGTGCGGCGGCAAGCACGGCAAACCAGATCGCAACGCAGCAGAATAGCTGGATCAATGCGGCGATCGGAGCGGCGGGCAATATAGGAGGGATGGCCCTGGGGGGAGTCTAGCGCCGGGGAGCGGCGCTGATACAAGCGGTTACCAAGGGGTTTATCAAGCAACCCAAAATTCAGGCTCTGAATACATCTAAGGCGGGACTTTATGGCAGACGCACCAGACATCGGAATCGGACCCTCGACGGCGACACCGCCGCCCGCGCCGCCGCCGCCAGCGGACAGCAGCACCAGCTCGCCGCCGCCGACTACCGGCAACCCGCCCGCGCCGCCGAGCGATGCCATGATCGCGGCTTCGCACCCGGCAGCTAAGGCCGAGACGCAGGCATGGCAGACCGCGCAGGGCATCGCACCGGCACAGAACACCGCCGCGCCGGTCGTTCTCCAGCCGCTGAGACGCCACGGAATGCAAGGGGTCATAGACGAGGTAGGCAAGTTTCTGAGCGGCACCCAGGGCGGGGAAGTCTACATCGACCAGGACGGCAACAAATTCATCCAGCACCCGCCACAGACCCATGCACAGCAATGGGCCAGAGTGGGCCTAGCAGCTCTCCAGGGCGCAGGGAGAGGGTTAGCAGCCGGTCAGGGTGCAGGAGGCGCAGGAAGGGCGCTTAACGCGGGATTACAGGGGGGATTAAACGATCGGGCGAAGGCGGATGCGCTGAAGGATGAGGAAGCAACGAAAACATGGCAGATGCAGCGGCAGGCCAAGATGGACAAGGCCACCTTGCAGATTCAGCAAATGAAGATCGCGGAGATGGCATTAGCGCACGATCGCCAGGGCTTCGAGTACGGCAAAGAGCAACAGGAATGGGCCAATCAGCAGCAGGATCGCTATAAGGCGATGGGCGGCCACGCCATTCCCGGTTTCTATAACTCCGAAGACTTCCACACCATCAAGCAGGTTGCGCCGAACATCTGGCAGGATCATTTCAACAACGCCAACATCATGCCGGTCCACACCGCCCAAGGGGTGCAGTTCTGGGAAATCCCGCCCGATCGCATGGACGCGCCATTGCCCAAAGGCACCAAGGGCAGGCAATGGATTCCCGACGATTCCAAAGAGGGCGGCCACACGGTAGAGACGGAGCTACCCGAGGGGTCTGTAGAGCGTGATCTGGAGCTGATGAACAACAAATGGAATCTGGATTCGGGCGCGGCGCTGGCAAGACGCCAGCAGGTAGCGGGGACTACCGAGGCCGAAATCAAGGCCCAATATGCGCCGCAAACGGCAAAGGCCGATCTGGAGGAAAAGCAGGCGGGCACGAGAGAAAAGAGGGCATCCGCCGATCTAGCCGAGCAAAAGGCGACGAACTTACGCAACACGGGCGCAGAGGACGTGAACGCGCAAGCAGCTTTGAACGAAGTCCCGGTAAACGGTGTGCGCCAGAACTATCTAAATTCGCTCGATGCAGGCACTCAGTCGCTGGTGCGAGAAATCGGAGAAGGGCGAAAGACGGATGTTTCGTTTGGCAGAAGTCCGGCGATGCAGCTCTTGGCCAAACAGGTTGCGCTCGCTTATCCCGGTTACGACTTCACCCGTGCGCCAGCTTATGCGGCCACGCGCAAGGCGTTCACCAGTGGCAAGCCAGCGGATGGAATCAACGCGATCAACACCGCCATGATGCACATGCAGACGATGTATGACAATGCCAGTTGGTTAGCCTCGACGCCGATAGTAGGCGCGGCGGAGCGGTTTTTTGGAAACCAAAAAGCTATGGATCTAAAAGACGCGAAGACGGCTTTAGTTGGGGAATTGGGCAGAGCGTATCAGGCGGGTTCGATCACCGAAAAGGACAAGGACGAATGGAGCAGCCGCATAAATGCGTGGTCTCCGCAGGAAACAAGGGGCAACGCGAAAGCGTTTATCAAGCTGCTTTCCGGCAAGCTAGAAGGCTTGCAGAACCAATGGAATTCAGGCTCGCCGCCCGCTGCCGTCGCGCCTATCCCGATCTTCGGACCAGCGGCGCAAGGGGCCTATCAGCACATCATGGGCGTGCCTTATCAGCAAGGAGCAGGCGGCGGCGGTACGCCTAGCGATGTACCCGCGAACCTTCCACCAGGGGCGCAAATTGGCCGCGATGCGAGCGGGAAATATGCAGGCTATCAGGATGCAAGCGGCTGGCATCCTGCGACTCCTGCCGCGACGAGGTAAAAAACTATGGACGGTCCTCCGCCTGGAATTACGCTAAGTCCGCCAGTAGGCAGCAGCAACGGCGGAGGCACGTCCGGCCCTCCGCCTGGGATTACGCTTGAGCCGACCGCAGGCGGCACCGGACAGGCCGCGCCGACCGGACAGCCGGTCACGCCTGTCCCGCAGGGCCTGCCCGAGCAGGTTTTAGACACGATGGGAAGCGTGGGCGGAGTTACCGGCAGAGTGGGGGGGATACTACGCGGCGGAGCGGAAACCGTTAGCGGCACGGGGCAGCTGCTAGAGAAGATCCCCGGAGTGAGCCTCATACCCGGCGAAGATCGCCGGCAGAAATTTTTACAACGGCTGGCAGACATCGGGAAGGGCGGAGATACCCCGGATGAACAAGCGGGAAAGTTCATGGAAGGCGTAGCCGAATACGCTCTGGGAAACGAAGCGCTCAAGGGACTTTCGTACACCGAGAAAATGCAGAAGGTTTTACCTTTTCTAAAAACTTTAGAATCGGATGGAGAGCTAGCCCGCGCTGTGAAAACGGGACTCACAACCGGAGTAGAACAGGGCACACTCAGCGGCACGCAGACGGCGGCGAAAACCGGCAGTGTAGGCGCGGGGATTGCTTCCGCAGTCATCGGCGGGGGAACCGCGGGCCTTTTGGAAGGCGGGGCAAGCGCCGTACCTGCGATCGTAAGGAACATCGAGGGCGGCGGCGCGGCCAAGATCGCGCAGACAGCCAAAGACGAAGCCGCCAACGCAGCGATTCAGAAGGCCTCGCAGGACATCGTAGGGCGGCACATCAACGAAGTGAATCAAATCCGCGAGGACGCGGGGCAACCCTGGTGGACGCAGCTAGACCCGGAGAAGTACACCGGCAAGGTGACCAGCTTTCCCCAAGCTGTAGACCAGGTAAAGTCGGTTGGCGATGATGTTTATAAAGTTTTAGATGATGAGAGCGGCGGAAGATTCAGCCTGCTACGCGATCGGCAGGAAGCGGCACACCAGGCGCTGACCGAGAGCGACAGCCAGGAGAACGTCGCCCGCGCTGCGCGAACTGATAGGCAGATGGAGGATTTCTGGAACGAAGCCAAAGGCGCAGCCGATCCCGTAGACCACGATGTAGCAAAGCGCAGCTATTACAAGGCCCTGAAGCTAAACCAGATTTCTAATCTCACCGAGAATGCAGCCGAAGACGGCGGTTTGAACGGCATGAAATTAAAACAGGGTTTGTTGAAACTCCGCCAGCAGTGGGGCATAGGTACGCAAGGCCAAACGGTGATGGATGACGTTCTAGGGCCGGGGATTCGGCAAAACTTAGACGACATTGCGGATGCGAATTTGACGCGGGCGGGCCGCGATCGCATGAGAGACGCGATTCAAAACGTCACAGTCAGAACCTTTGCGAAAGCGGCGGCGGGCGAAACTGTGTTGCATTCACTCTTCGGTGTGCCGGTTGGCATGACCACACTAGGTGGCACAACGGCCTATCTCGCGGGGAAAAGGTTTCTACAACTGATGGAGACGAACCCGAAAATTGGCAGCGCGATGGTCTGGGCTGTATCGCACCGGCTACCGCCCGAAACTTACGTGCCGATTGTCAGCCGGTTAGTAACCGAAGTCGCGAACAGCGGGGAGAATCAATGAGCGAAGAAACTAAAAACGGCGAAGCGCCGAGCGTAGTCATCCCTGTTGAGCACCAGTCCGCACCGAAAGAGCACTGGATGACCGGCGAGCTACGCAAGGCGGCGGAGGACATCGACCAGGGCGGGTTCACCCCGGAAATAAAAGACGACGATTATTTTTATATCGGTCCCGAGCAGTTGCTCTGGCAGCATCCCCGTGTGACCGATGCTTTAGAAAAATTAAAAACTGAAGTTCAAGAATCTAGAAATTCGCAGGAGTTTATAGAAAAGAGCCTGATGCTGCATGAGCTGAATACGATGGCCACGCGCAAAGACCAGTGGGACGGGCAGGGGCGCTGGATCGGCAAGGACAATGAGGCCGAGCGTTACGGCGAGCTGCTAACCCCTGTCCAGTTCATCATGCGATTGGAGACGGTCATTGGGCGCGGGCGCTTAGAGCTGTACCGTTACGCCATCATGGGCCGCGTGGCGGTGGTCATCGAGAACCCCAACAAGACGGACCTGATCCTACCGGGGCCTTATCACTCGCAGGACAAAAAACTGCAAGTGGCCACGCTGCAATATCCCGTGGGCACTGAATGGATGATGATGAAATTCACCGAATATGGAGTGCCGAAGTATGCAAAATACCTGGGCTGGCGCACGGCGCTTCTGTCGCTGATTACGCAAGGCGTCATCACCGAGACCGAGGCACACAAGGCTTTTCCCGTGAATGAGCGCAGCGCTTCCAAGTGGTATCTTCAACAGCTTTACGATTTGCGGAACAACAGGGGTCACGCATGACGACAGAGCTAATCGACTTCAACGCATACGACGAAGAAACGCTATCGATCACTTGCCCGGTATGCTGCGCCGCCGAGACCGGGCGGTGTCTGCAACACAGCATCAGGGGGCTTGACTATCTACCAGCGCCGCACCGCGAACGGGTGCTGAAAGGGCACGGCATAAGCGAAGAATGACTCTCGACCAATTCCAACGCGCTCAGTTGTTCGGCTTCGCCTATCAGCAGGCCCTACACACCGGCAGCATCGCGGCGATGAAGGCAGTTGCCTATGTCATCCGCAACCGGGTTGTGGGCGGCTGGCATGACGGGAGCTGGATCGACGCGATACAGCGGGCGGGCGACGTGAGCGGCAATGAGCCGACCACCGCGCCGCTGTTCGACTGCTACAGCCAAACGTTTCAGATATTGGCGCGAGCGATTGACGATATTTATTTCGGGCAGCAGGGCGACGAGATAGGGCGGATCGTGGACAAGGCCCTGTACTACCAATTCGTAGACCAGCCCATGCGCCAGTGGTTCACGGATAACGTGCTGCGTGCCGAGGTCGCACACAAGCGCCGCGCCATTATCGGCTCAATGATGGTGTACGACTGAGAGGGGCATGGAAATGGCCGCGCCAAACATCACGCTGACTTGCACCTTGCAGGATATAAACGGCCAGCCCGTGCAACAGGGCACCGTAACGATCGTGTTGTTTGGCTTCGGCGCTATCCTGCCCATGATCGAGGGCACATCGATGCTCGCGAAGGTGGGGCCGATCGCGTATTCGCTCGCGGATGGAACTTTCGACGGCGGCTTGTCGTTGTGGGGTAACGACCAGATCACCCCGCTGAATCAGACTTATTACTGCATCACGATTGAAGACAACAAAAAGAACATCGTCCAATCGGGGATCTACCAATTCACCGGAGGCGGCACGATCGATCTAAGCAACGCGCTCCAGGTTGCACCAGGCATCGGAGTGCCGCCGCTTCAGTTCGTGACGGCCGATATTTGGATTATCCTTCCGGGGCTGACTCAGCAGCAGCGGGCCGACATCAACGACCTGATCGTGAAGCTGACCGAGCTTGGCTTCGCGAAGCCAGCCCGCCCCAAGCCGATGCCGCCGCCCGCGTCCATGCCCACAGGCTATAAAGCGCTCTCAGCGCCGCCAGGGAACGTCTACACGCTAACCCGCAAGCCCTATAGCGGCCAGATCATAGGGCTGTTCTACAACGGCCAGCTGTTGCTCGATCCGCTGCACTATAGCTTGAGCGGGCAAACCATCACGCTTACATTCGATACCGGCATAGGTGACAACCTCTGCGCGTCGTATGTGGCCGCGAGTTTGACATGACGATCCCCGTTGTCCCGGCTCTGCCGTACATGACCACCGATGGCGGGATTGTCGTTTCTCCAGGGCCGATTTTCAGTCTGAGCCAGTCACCCCAACAGGGGGGGTTCTTCTGGTTTTTCGTCAACGGCATATTCCAAATCCCTGTACTCCATTTCACGCTCTCGCAACGCACCATAAGCCTCAATTACCAGTTGGAAATCGGGGATAATGCGTATGCGATATACCAGGCAGTCACTCTTAATTCTTAGTTTTTTTAGTTTTTGTTTTTTAAGTTTTTCCCAGAATCAGATCAACCCAGGGAATCAGATCCGCTGGCCGGTCCCGAGCTGCCTGTCACCGACCGCCGCCTACGTACCAGGCGCGAACAACTGCCAGAACATCGGCTCGCTTCCTTCATCGGCTATCGTGTGGCCGATCCCGAGCTGTCAACAGCCGATGGGCGTCTATAACCCGGCAACCAATAGCTGCCTGCGCTTCGATCAGATCCCGCCTGGTAATGTGACCTGGCCTGCCGGTTGCACGCCGGGGATGGTCTATTCGCCAGCCACAAATCTATGCGTCCCGCAGGGGGGCAGCGCGAACAATCCAGTGGGGCAGCTCTACGATTTCCAGCTCAACGGAGGGTCAAACTTTGGCGTGTCGTCTCCGAACAGGATCTACACGGACGTAGCGGGCGACATCATCGGGCAAGCCGGATGGATGACGCCGTTACCCAAGGTGAACGTGCAAAATCCGATGTTCGCAGGCGGCGCAGATCCCCAAGGGGTCAGGCCATCGGCGGCGGCCATCAATGCGGCGATAGCCTATTCAATCGCGAATCCGCAGGCGCACGGCAACGCGGCTATCTGGGTTCCCGCAGGCACGTACTATCTCGAAGCGCCGCTAAGAATGAACTGCAACTTGCACTTGATTGGCGATGGAGAGGGCGCATCGCTTCTCTACGTGGGAACAACCGCAGGCGTGAACTATGACGGGGTAGTTGTATCAGGCGGGGTAGGGCCGCAGCCGAATCAATGGTCGTGCCAGGGGTCAATTGAAAACATAACGATCCACGCACCAGGCGGGCATTTCTCGACCGGCACGCTTTTAGAACTTATCAACGCGGTGGGCTTCACCGTGTTTAAAGTTCGCGGCAGCAACGGCAACCGTGGGCTGGCCACGGCAGGAAGCACCGAACGGCTAAGAGTCATCGCAACGGAATGGGACACTAACAAATGGTCAGTTGTCGGGGTAGGGAATGAGAATCGCTTCCTTGACACGTCCATAGCTTCGCCAGGGCAGGATGCCTCTAACTATTGCTACTCCACGCGCAATTGCGTGAATGGTGTCTATCCCAATAACGGATGGGTGACGCCGCAAACTGTGGCGGCGATGACAGCCAACGGCACCACACTAACGCTTGTCATCAACGGCGGAACGAATGGGCCATCGAATAACGGCATCTCGCCGCTTGTTGCAGGCCACACCTTTCAATTAGGGGGCGCAACCAACAATCCGGCGCTGAATGGCTTCTATACGGTGGCCAGTGTTCAGAACACCACGCCGACCGGCACGCAATACACGGTGACCGCAGCTACGACGATCACCGACACCGAGACACCGGGCAGCCTGACTTATTCCCCCACACTGTTGCCTGAGTATTGGGGCGCAGGGCTGACCGTGGGCGGCGACACCTTCCAGGTGCAGGGCGGCTCGATTAAATCGCTGTGGTACAGCCCTTGCATCTATATCACGAATCACCAAGGCGGCTTGATTGAAGATATGTACTGCGAGGGCTTTCCCTTTAATAACCGTGTCCCTGTCAATCCGGCGCTGATGGATGTGGGTTACCCCTGGTGGACGACGACGACAGGGCCGATCACCGGCACCGGGGCGACCGCAACCGCGCCCGTGGCCAGTACCGCCTATGCTTTCCCGTACATCAACGACCCTGCCGACATTCCATCGAACACGCAGGGCGGCTTTTACTATATCGAGCCAGCGGACTATCTAGTTAACAGCGGCGCACCATCCACGGCTGTCTCAGGAATTACTCGCGGGAGTTATGAGCTAGCGCTGGTGGTCTTCTCTGGCACTACGCAGCAAGTTATGTTCAGAGCACGCAACCAGGCGGGCAGCACGGTGACAAACGTTGCGTGGCCCGCTGGTTCAATTCTTGCCATGCAGCCGCAAGGCAGCTATGGCCCGGTCACAATCAAGAGCTGGCACCCGTCATCGCTTGGGCCACCGGGACCAGGTTGGGCGAGTGAATGCGTGGACGGCACGAATTTAACTTGCGCGACGTTCCTTGCGGGACCGATTCCAAATGGTTATTCAACCTGGACGCGGGCGCAAAAAGGTTCGGGCGGTTCGATCGCGATGTTTGAGGGAATGCAGTATTGGGGACCGAACACGGCGGAGATATACGGGCAGGATTACATCAAGGTCTTTGGCAGCTCCAGCATCGGGGTTGCTAATCCTGGGAGCACGTCTGCGGCAGAAACAACCAGCGTATTCAATGGGCAAATTCTAAACACCGGATCGCCGCACATCTACGCGGTGCAGTATCCGCTCGATGGTTCCTACGCACAGGTGACCTATTCCGATCCCTCTAATGACACGACGATGCCGAGCAACACAAACAACTACTGGAGCTTGTATTCAAACACTTCAGCAGACCCGCTGACCGGCGATTTATTCGGCCATCAGTACCTCTCGCAGCACTGCTTTTATGACATGGCCGCAGGGCACGCGCTCACACGGGTTTGCTTCAGAGGATCGCCAGCTAACACGGGGGCCACAGCAGGTTTTAGCTTTGAATCGTGGAATGCAACCTTGTCACAGTGGCAGGTAAGTTTTCGCACCAGCGGCAATAATTCAACGCAGTTTTTAGCCTATAACACCGGCACCGGGGGACAGGCGGCCCGTATGGGAAACACCAACGCGACTGCCGCGACCGCCGCCAGCACCTTCAATGGTCCCCCAGGTTGGTATGACTATTTCATGTGGTGGAACGGCACGGTGAGCAATAACACCGGCTGCGGCTGGACTACCTCATCTAACACCGCTGCAGGCGTGACGCCGACCAAGATAAACGAAACGTATCAGTGCAACGGCGGCACGCCGTTAAGCCTGCCCGTTCATACGGCCTACACAGTGCCTGCCGGATCGGATATTGACCTCAGCGGGTTCACGGGCGGATTTAAACCTCCGAACCAGGGGCGCACAACTCTTACATCAGGCTTGGCGACGATCAGCACCGCAGCGGCATCGAGCAGCGCGGTCTATACGCTCACCAACTGCGGCGCGGCAGGCACGCCGGGGATTCTCTCCGTGGGCACGATCACAGCCGGGGTCAGTTTCAACATCGTGTCGAGCAACACTGGCGACACATCAACTGTGTGCTGGTGGGTTCACTAGGGGGTGTCATGGCGGAGGTTCAAGGCGCGAAAGGCTGGATTAAAGCACTGGTCATTGGCGGGGTAGGCGGCGGCATCGCGGGCGCTTTCGCCGCCGCGATGGACCCGGCAAAGTATCAATTCCCGCGTGACTTCGGATCGGGCAAGCTCTGGAAATTCTTCTTTCAAGGGGCGCTGATGACAGTAGGGGCGCTGTCTCTCAAATCGCCCTGGGGCCGCCAGGTGGTAGGCAGCTTTAAAAGCACCCAGGCGGAATTGCAGGAGAGCCAGGACACGATCGCAGAAACTAAGGCCGATCTAAAAAGCGCCGTGCAGCCGCCGCCGAAGGAGAAGCCATGAACCGCGACTACACGGCGGATCTAGTCAGGCGGCATGAGGGCATCCGCTATGTCACCTATGAAGACACGGGCGGCAATCCAACGGTGGGCATTGGCCGCCTGTTGGCGATGCGCGACAAGGACAACAAGCTCTTTGAAGTACCCGGCATTCGCCGCCGCTTCATCGCCTTGGATCTCGATTTCGATAAGGTGCTCGCGGGCCTGGTCAGGCTGACAGACCTTCACGTAGAAGCGCTGTTTGAAGTAGACCTCAACGATGCGATCGCGCTTGCGCCGGGAATCGTCCGCAATTTCGACGAGCACCCGGACCCGATACAAGCTGTGATCGTTGACATGATCTATAACCTGGGGCCAACCAGATTTTCTAAATTCGTCGATACGGTCGCGGCATTCGAACACAAGGACTATCCCGCCGCCGCCGATGCGATGGAAGACTCAGCTTGGGCAAGATTCCAGGTTCCCGAGCGGGCACAGGAAGATATCGCGATCGTACGATCGCAAATTCAGGAGAATAAAACATGAAAAAGCTACTGTTTTTAGTTTTTAGTTTGGTGTGTGCGACGGCGGCGGCGCAGGTTCAAGCACCGAATAACCTGCTCTATACCTTTCCAGCGGTGACCGCCGCCGTGCCGCTCATCCCGTTGCAGTTCTCGAACGTCGCAGCCCGTCCGCAAAATTACACCATCGACGCCAGCGTGAACGGGACCGCGCCAACCGCTTGCACATTCCGCGTCGAGGGCAGCTCCGATAACAGCACCTGGTATGGGCTGGATGTGACCGCGCCCGCAACCAACAGCTGCACGACCGCCTACATGGAACACATCGTCTCGAAACCCGTGCTCTATCTAAGAATCAACTTAGTCACCTACACGGCGGGCGACGGCACCACCAGGGTGATTTTCCACTACACAGGGAAACAGTGATATGAAACGGATCTTAGCTTTTGTTTTGCTGTGCGGCGCTTATTGCATGGGGCAAACCCCTACCCCTGGGATCATCCAAAATGCAACGGCATATGGCGGCAGCACGATGGCTGCGGGAACCAACTACTTCATAGGGGGAAACTTCGGCTCTCTGGTTGCGATGAACGCAAACCCGCTGGTGTACCAGTCGCCAACCACCGCCACCTTGCAAAATTTGTATGTCAACACAAGTTCGACGATTGCCGGGAATACAGTTACAGCGACTGTCTATCTTAATGGCAATCCAACGGCGATAACATGTGCGATCACGACAGGACAACCAGCGACGTGTACAGACTTCACGCACAGCGCCGCCGTGAATCAGGGTGATGCGGTGATGTTTGTTTTCGCGTGCACGGGCACATGTAGTGGCACGTCGATTGGTGCGATCTTCGCGGAGGTAGGAACGGGCACCACTGGTTATATGCAGTGGCAAACCACAAACGCCAGCCCAAGCATGACCGCCGGAGCGCAATATGCCATCCAGCCCTCGCTTGTTGCTCCCTTCTCCACCTCGGGCAACATAGGCGGTGTGATGTCGCAGGGCGCGCTGCAAGCTGGTCACTTACAGAACATGATTGTGAATACTGGAGGGCCAGTACCCGCAGGGGATTCTATCGTGGTAAGCGTTTTTGTTAACGCTGTGCTCTCTCCGATGACATGCACCCTCGCCAGCGCGAGTCAGGGTTGCACAGACTTCACCGATTCTGTCGCGGTGAATCAGGGCGACAAAATTCAAATTGCGCTGGTCTGCACAGGACCGTGCGGCGCGTTAACGGGTATGGGCGGCATCACCGCACAGATAGGGGCGATAACGCCGTGAAGATTTTAAGGTTTTTAGTTTTTCTTTTAGGATGCGCCATCGCATCCGCCCAAACGCCGATCGTCACCCAGACGCCGGTTGTATCCGGCACGGGCACGCCGGTTATCGGCGGAGGTTCGGGCACGCCGGTTGTGTCCGGCACGGGCACGCCGATTGCCAGCGGCGGCACGCCGGTTATCGGTGCGCCAGCTCCCCCGCAGGGGAACGCCCCAGGCGGATATATCACATGGGCGACTGCATCAGGCTTCCAAACGATGACGGCGGGGACAAACTACTGGTTGCAGATTGCGCTTACGACCCTCGCGACCAGCCCGCCAGGGATGACATATAGCGTGCTGGCCGCAGGCTCTCTGACCTCTTTCTCCACGATGAGCAGCACATCAGTGCCCGCAGGTAGTTCGATAACCGCGACCGTGTATGACGGGGCTACAGCTACGGCGCTGACATGCACGCAGGCCCCATTAAGTTCACAGCGATGCTCCGACTACACGCACCAGGTATCGGTGAATCAGGGCGACAAGCTGTACATAGTTTTTCAATGCACGGGGACATGCGGCGCTAGTTCGATGGGCACAACGATTGCCATTGTCGGAATCGTGCCGCACGTCGCCACCACAGCGCCCGCCGACAAGAAAGGAAGACGCGATGCCTTTAAAAAAGGGAACTTCTAAAAAAACGATCGGGCAGAACATCAAGACGGAAGAGGCAACGAAACCCCGCAAGCAAGCTATCGCGATCGCGCTCGACACGGCGCGGCGATCGGGCGCGAAGATTCCCAAGGCGAAAAGATAGCGAACGAATCAAGTTTCTAAAATCTTAAAGTTGACCTTTAGGGACAGCTCGCAGACACTATCTGGCAGCAATACTAGGAGTTAAACACTTCAAATGCCAGATCCTGAGCTAGTCCTGTCGAGCGCTTCCGCGCCGTCGCCGCCCCAACCCTTCAAGTGTCCCAAGTGCTCGCGAACGTTTAAAAAGCGAACTTGGCCTTGGCTCACATCTCCGCGCCGAGCACAACGTCAAAGGCAAATCTGGAACAGCGATAGCGATTCGCCAGCAACGCGAGGCCGCAGGCCTGCCGATGCGCTATAAGGCAAAGAAGCCGAAGAAGCTAGGCCCGCCGTTTGAATGTCCCCAATGCCATCTAAAGTTCAAACGTCCCCAAGTGCTAGGCCGTCATCTCTGGACCGCTCACAACGTTCCGGGGAAGTCTAAGGAAGCGTTGCGAAGGCGCGGGGAGACCCGAGGGACCATCCCGTGCCCGCAATGCGCTTTCAAAGCTGTTAATCGGTTTGGCTTATCTATCCATCTCTCTCAGAAGCACAACGTCAAAGGCGCTCATCACGCCAAGCACGAAGTAGCAGCCCAAGCTAAAAAACTAAGGAGACTGAATGCCCCCAATAGCGCAGCGATCGTCAGCGTCAATGAAGGTGATAACCATGCCAGCGAACACGCCGAAAATGGAGCTTTTG